TCCAGCTAAAACATTAGCTAAACAAGATGCACAACTTCCTGTCAAAGTAGAACGTAAGATTACTGATGATCTATTGATGGGTGAATCAAGACAACCTGCTTTTGGTTCATCTACATATGATTGGGTAATGAAAAAAGGACCAGGACAATACTCAGCTGATGATTGGATTGATCATTTAACATCTACAAGAAAAGTTAATTACAAAGTCTTTGGTAAAAACGCTACAAGAACAGAAAGAGGACCCAAGAGATTTACATACGATAGAGGATCTAGGTTTGCTGGTAAAGAAGCTACTATTAATAAGGAAGAACTTTTTGATACTAACCTTGCAACCTTTGATGACTTTGGAAACATTACTGGTGGACTTATAGGTGCAGCAAAAAGATTTAATTTAAAATTATCAGCTCAAGATATTGGTAACATGATTAAGATGAATCCTGTTAACAGATTAAAACCAGTTGAATTTGGTGGTGTATTTACTTCACCAAAAGTAGATACCATTTTAAAAGGTGTGACAAGTCAAATAGATGATCTCTCAAAAACAAGTCCAGTCGCTGCAAGAATTTTTCCTACTATTAAAAGAAATTTAGAAGGTTTAAAAAGAGCAATACAGAGTGGAGACCAAAACAGTATTCAAAGAAATTACACAGAACTTAGAAGTGATCTAGCTGCTTTAAGAGGACAAGAGGCATTCAATCAAAATCAAAAGGTTCAGATCAATGGTCTAATGGGTGGACTTGATGAACTTGTTAGAATATCTAAAGGTGGTGGTAATGTAAGACCAACTAAATATCAAAACGAGACTAGCTATACATTACAAGGTGGTAACAACTACAGAGAAACGGTATTCGTTCTTGATGAACCTATTTTAGGTAACAATAACCCTATGAGAAACATGGGTCATTACGAAGGACTCAAAAATAATTTATTTCATGTAAGGTACGATACAAGAATAACGCCTGACGGAAAAAAGGCCATGGTCATCCATGAAATACAATCTGATGCTAATCAGTCTATTGCTAAACAGCTTACAGCGAAAGAAGCTTTTAAAGGTGAAAGAAGAATAAATCCTTTTCAAAAGGATATTGAATTGGATTTACTTGTTAATTCTAGAACAAAATTATTAAGAGATATGGATGATGCCATAGCTAAAAATCAATTTAATAAATCTAGAGCTATATCTGATGATTTAAAAAATATAAATCAACAAATTAATAATACTTTTAAAAAAGGAAATCCTTACGATGCGAGAAAAGAAAAATTCGATTATTTTCCTTTGTTAGACGCTGATGCTTATGGAGATTACTCACTTAAATTTTTAATGAACAAAGCGGCTAAAGAAAAATTTGATTATGTTGCTGTTATGCCATTTAATAAATTACATTTCAGACAAGGTTATAAAGCGGGTAATGAAAGATTTTATGGTTATGCAAATGGTAAAGGTATAGATAAAAAAGGACAAGCAGTTATGCCACAACTGATGAAGAAAGCTGCAAAATTTAATGATTCAAAAGCAGGCACTATTAAACTTTCTTTATCTGATCCTAAAAAACCTTATAAAGAGGTTATGAAAGATACTTTTACATATCCTGAAGCTAAGGGCGGTAAAAAAATCATAAGTGATTATCATGAAACAGCATCTAATGGTCCTATGAAAGGATATAAGCTTATACAAGAAAATGACCCAAGGTTGTATTTCGATGCTTTTGCTATTGAAGTTAAACCCAATATGGCGTACACACAGAAACTCTATAAAGCTCAAGGTGGCTTAGTAGTGGATATATTTAAAACCTTATGATAAATTAGATTATGGCTGTAGAAAAGGAAATATCCGAAAACATCGTTGATGAAACTAAAGTAGAAGAAATTCAGGAACAACCTGAAGGTCTACCACCCGTTGTTGAGGTCGAAGGAGAAGAAGTCGTAGAAGAAAATTTAGAGGACGACTTCAATGCCAATCTTGCAGAAGAGATGGACGAAAGAGAGCTCAAACGTTTAGGGCTAGAATTAATTGGTGAATTTAAAAAAGATAGAGAATCACGAAAAGAATGGGAAGAAGGCTATACTAAAGGTTTAGATCTTCTTGGTGTTAAATACAACGAAATGACAAGACCTTTCAAAGGTGCATCGGGTGTCACTCATCCGTTGTTAAGTGAAAGTGCTACAACATTCCAAGCTTCAGCATACAAAGAATTATTACCAAGTGATGGTCCAGTAAGAACACAAGTCATAGGACTAAGAACACCTGCCACCGAACAACAATCAGATCGTGTACAAGAGTATCTTAACTATCTTCTTATGGAGAAGATGGAGGACTACACAACTGATATGGATCAGATGTTATACTATTTACCATTATCAGGATCGACATTTAAAAAAGTTTATTATGATGAATTTTTAAAAAGACCAGTATCAAAATTTGTACCCGCAGAAGATTTAGTTGTTCCTTACTATGCTTCAGATTTAAAAGATGCAGGTAGAATTACACACATTATTAAAATGAGTGAAAATGATGTAGCTAAAAAAATGGCCGCAGGTTTTTATAGAGATATAGAATTACCTAATCCAAGTAATGTGCAAGATTCTGATCTACAACAAAAGATAGATGATCTTGATGGAGTTAAACCAGGATTTACAGATTACATACATACCATTTTAGAAATGCATGTTGATTTAAATTTAGACGACTACGAGAATTTTGATAAGAGATCTAAAAAATCAATTAAGATTCCATACATCGTCACTATTGACGAAAGCTCAGGAGAAGTTTTATCTATCTACAGAAATTATAGAGTGGATGACCAGAACTACACAAGAATAGAATATTTTGTTCACTACAAATTTTTACCTGGACTTGGTTTTTATGGCTTTGGCCTAATCCACACAATTGGTGGATTATCTAGAGCAGCTACAGTTGCACTAAGACAATTGATCGATGCAGGTACTTTAAAAAATTTACCAGCAGGATTTAAATCAAGAGGTATAAGAGTTAGAGATGACGACCAACCAATACAACCTGGAGAGTTTAGAGATGTCGATGCACCAGGGGGTAACATAAGAGATCAGTTTTTTAATCTTCCTTTCTCTGAACCAAGTACAACATTATTTAATTTATTAGGTTTCGTTGTACAAGCAGGTCAAAAGTTTGCAGCCATCACAGATACAGCAGTAGGTAATGATACGCAAAACAGAGCAGTAGGAACTACTATTGCTATGATGGAAAGAGGATCTAGAGTTATGAGTGGTGTACACAAAAGATGTTACTACGCAATGAGACTAGAATTTAAAATTTTAGCAAGGTTGTGTGGAGAATATTTACCTGCTGAATATCCCTATGATGTTTATGGTGGTCCAAGAACAATTAAAGGTACAGACTTTGATAACAGAGTAGATGTTTTACCAGTAGCTGATCCAAATATTATGTCAATGGCTCAGAGAGTAACCTTAGCTCAAACACAACTACAAATTGCTAGTTCTAATCCACAATTACACAACATTCACGAAGCTTATAGAAGAGTTTATGAAGCTTTAGGTACAAAACAAATAGAAACAATTTTAAAACCACCAGCTAAACAACCTGAACCTATGGATCCAGCAAAAGAAAATGCTAGAGCATTACAGATGAAGTTGTTAACTGCTTTTGAATTTCAAGATCACGATGCACACATAGCTGCTCACTCAGCATTTATGGCATCTAGAATGGTTCAAATAAACCCACAGGTCTATGCTTTATTACAATCACATATATCTGATCACATTTCTTTCAAAGCAAGACAAGAAGTTGGTGAACAAATGGGACAAGACCCACAATTAATGCAGTTACAACAAACAGATCCTCAACAATTTCAAGTAAGGTTTGATGCTGCAGTTGCTACAGCTATCGCTGAGATTACTACACAACTAGTTCAAGAAGAAATGAAAGCCAGTATGGCTAAACAAGATCCATTAGTTAGAATAAAACAACAAGAAATTGATTTAAAAGCTATGGATATGCAAAGAAAAGCGGAAGAAACTAAATTTAAACAAGAACAAGAAAATCAAAGAGAAGCAGAGAAGTTAAACTTCCAATATGATAGACTTCAACAGCAAGATCAACAAGCTGATAACAGATTAGATATAGCTGAAAGAAAACTAGAACAAAAATAATGATTTATTATGGCAAGAACTGCAAGAGAAAAAAGAAAAGGACTTAGTGGAGGAAAAAAATTTGGACCACCACCTAAAAAAGGACCAAACCCACAAGGTATTACAGTTCCCCTCACTAAAAGAAAAAACAAAAAGTAATCAAGAAGCCTATTTTGCAGGTATTATTGATGGCGAGGGCTGTATAGCTTACGAAAAAACTAAACCAGGCTACGCGATACCCTCTATATCCGTTGAAATGACAGATAAAGATGTAATTACAAGACTAAAAGATTTTTTTGGTAAAGGATCCGTTGTTTTTATAAAACCTAGACAAAAACACCACAAAGATACATGGAGATGGAGAATTAGAGGTAAGGGTGCAGTTGATATTTACTTCAAAATATATAATTATCTATGTGATAGAAGAAAAAATAAAATTACTGAAGTATTAAAACAATATTGTGATGATGCTAACAGTAGAGAAAAGTACAAAAAATTAGAAGGAGTATTAAAAAATGTGGTTTCAAGCAATTAAATTAGCCGTAAGCGCTGGAAGTAAAATTTATTCTAACCGTCAGAAGGCAAAAGTTGCAATGTCTGATGCACAATTATTACATGCAGAAAAACAAGCTCGTGGTGAGGAAGCTTACCAAGGAAAACTACTTGAAGCGAGACAAAACGATTACAAGGACGAATTTGTACTTGGGATATTGTCTGCCCCTATCATAGTTTTAGCTTGGGCAGTGATATCAGACGATCCAACTGCGATGGACAAAGTAAATACTTTCTTTGAACATTTTAGTAACCTCCCAAAATGGTTTACAAATCTTTGGATACTTGTAGTTGCTTCTATTTTTGGTATTAAAGGTACACAAATCTTTAAAGGCACAAAATAAACTTGCTTTAAATATTCAAAGTGTTACAAAATAGTATGATCGAAACCGATTCAGGTGAAAGTAACCTCCTAGAAAAATGGACTAAAGATTTTGACTGTCAAGGATATTATTCTTGTGAAATAGGAATAAGAAAAGGCGGAAGTTCTAAAATTATAATGGACAATGTAAAAAATAACTTTTTACACATAGGTGTTGATCCTTATGGAGACAGGAAATACGAACATTTTGATAAGGGAAGTGGTATTAGGCATCTTTCAGGGGTTAGCCCTACTTATCCCGATACAATGAGAGATGAAATGCTCAAAGATTTTAAATGGTATTTGAATTCTGGTAAATATCGTTTTCACAACATGACCGATACTGATTTTATGAATCACCCGCAGTATAAAGAATCTAAATTTGCCTTTGTCATGTTAGATGGGCCTCACACAACACATGAAGTATTAACCGAAGCTGTCTGGTTTGCTAATAAAGCAGCACCAAATACTAGAATAGTGTTTGACGATTGGGTTACATACGATATGAAATTAATTAAAGATGCTTTAAAGTATTTTGGATTTGAAACAATAGAGGTAGGAGATAATAAATTACTTATGGAGAAAAATGGCAATTGATACAGCATCAAATGATGTCATCAAAAATTTGATTAAAAGACGTAAAGAACGATTAAAAGATAATTTGATACATCAGGTTGACAATTTGAATGACCTTCACTATATTAGAGGACAAATCAAGTCACTTGATGACTTGCAACAAGACATAATAGACTTGTTAAAAAAACAGGAGCAAATATAAATGACAGAGTCCACGGAGCAACCGAAACGGACTGAGACATTGGAAAAAGCTTACAAAGATGAAGCTAAAGTCAAAAAAGTCTTAGACCAAAAATCAATAGATAAAAAACTTTTAGATAGATTACCTACGCCTACGGGTTATAGAATGTTAATTCTTCCTTATGCGGGTCCAGAAAAGACAAAAGGTGGTTTATATTTAAGTGAAAACACTCAAGAAACAATTCAGCTTACAACAGTTGTTGGCCTTGTTCTTAAGCAAGGTAACCTTTGTTACAGGGATAAAGAAAAATTTCCTTTAGGCAAATGGTGCGCTGAAAACGATTGGGTTATCTTCGGAAGATACGCAGGCTCTCGATTCAAAATAGAAGGCGGAGAAGTGCGGATCTTGAACGATGATGAAATCATCGCTACCATATCTAATCCTGCTGATATTTTGCACCATTACTAGGAGGGTAAAATGGCAGAAGAAGAGAAAAAGTCTCAAGAAATTGAGCTAGATACTGATGGCGTTAATGAGGAATCTATTAGTATTGAAACACCAAAAGAACCTGATGAAGCGTTTTCTAAAAAAGAAAATGTTGATTTAGGATACACCGATCCAATCAGAGATAACGTTGAAGAGGAAGAACCTGAAGAAAAAAAGGAAGAGCCTAAAACTGAAGTTGAGATTGGAGAAGACGTTGAAACTAAATCTGATAGTTTAAAAGATAAACAATCAAATTATCAAAAGAGAATCAACGAATTAGTTTTCCAAGCTAAAGAAGCAGAAAGAAGAGAAAAAGCTGCTTTGAATTATGCAAAGGGGTTAAAAAAGAAGTATGATAATACTGAAAATAAACTCCAGGAAACTGATAACAATTACCTTAAAGAAATCCAAGCAAGAGTATCTTCAGAACAAGAGAAGTTAAAAACTTCTCTGAAAGAAGCTATGGAAAGCCAAGATGCTGAAAAGGTAGCTGAAATAAACTCTCAAATGACTAAATTAGCTGTAGAAAACGAAAAGGTTAATTTAACATTACAAGACAGAGAGACAAAGAAGAAAGAAGCCGAAGAAAATAAAAATACTACACAAGAAGAACAAATCCTAGGTGAACAACCAGTGCAAATATCACAAAAAGCACAGGATTGGGCAGCTAAAAATGAATGGTTCGGAGCAGATAGAGTTATGACTCAGGCTGCAATGGCTATTGATGAAGAGTTAAGAGCCCAAGGGGTTGTCTCTGACAGTGATGAGTATTATAATAATGTTAACAAACGAATGAAGGAATATTTCCCTCAAAGGTTTGCCCAGGATTCGACTGTTAAAGAGCCTGCAACTAAGCAACCCGTCCAAAACGTTGCTGGGGTAAGTCGAAGACAAGGAGGACGCAAGTCTGTGAAACTCACCAAGTCACAGGTAGTAATCGCTAAGAAATTAGGGGTGCCACTAGAGGAATACGCTAAATTCGTGAAGGGAGGAAACTAATGGAAAAGATAAGAACTTCACGCGAGTCATCAACTCGATCTAAAGAAGAGAGAAAAGTTGATTGGGCTCCATCATCCAGTTTGGATGCGCCACCTGCACCGAAAGGTTACGCACATAGATGGATAAGAACATCAGTGCAAGGATTCGATGATACATCTAATGTATCTCGAAAGCTTCGAGAAGGTTGGGAATTTGTTAGAGCCGATACTATTATAAGTGAGTTAGGCAAAAACGATTATCCGACAATTTCTGAAGGAGCACATCAGGGGTTAATCGGAATTGGGGGCCTTGTGTTGGGCAGAATCCCTTTAGAGATTCTTAAAAGTCGTGAGGCATATTTTGATAAGATAACTCAAGATAGAGCTGAAGCGGTCGATAATGATCTTATGAAGGAACAACATCCTGACATGCCTATCAATATTGATAGACAGTCAAAAGTGACCTTTGGTGGTAGTCGCAAGAAATAATTTTTTTGCAATTGCTATCGGGTCTTAAATAAAACGTTAACTAAAAAGGAAACTAAACTATGGCAAATGTACTAGAAAAATTCGGTCTAAGACCGTATAGAAAACTAGACGGAACACCATTAGTTGGAGCCCAAAACAGATATACGATAGCAAGCTCATACGCAACTGCAATATATCAAGGTGACCTAGTAACAGTAAATACTGCTGGGAACATCGAGAGATATAGCGCTGCAAATGATGCAGGACTATCTACAGCTGTTGTGGGAGTTTTTAACGGTGTGTTTTATTCAGATCCAACTACTCAAAAGCCAACTTACTTGAACTATTACCCTGGTGGTGTAGCTGCAAGTGATATAACAGCTTTTGTTGTAGATGACCCAGATGCGGTGTTCTTAATTAATGCTGACGAAGCATTCACAAGAGCTGATCTTTACAAAAACTATGCTGTTACAAACACAACTGGTGTAACACAAACTGGTAATTCTAAAACTCAATTAGATGTGAGTAATTCAGGAACGACAATATCATTCGTGCTTCAAGCAATTGATATTTCACAAGACCCTGATAACTCAGATACCGCAACGAGTAACGCTAATATCTTGGTAAGAATTAATCATCACCAATATAGAAGCAGAACAGGCGTATAAGGAGAATAAATTATGGCTATATCACGTTCGCAACTAGTTAAAGAACTAGAGCCAGGATTGAATGCATTATTCGGCCTGGAATACAAAAGGTATGAAAATCAGCATGCTGAAATTTATACTACAGAAACATCTGACAGAGCTTTTGAAGAAGAAGTAATGTTAAGTGGATTTGCTTCTGCACCAACTAAACAAGAAGGTGCTGGAGTAGTGTTTGATCAAGCTCAAGAAACATTTACAGCTAGATACAATCACGAAACAATCGCTTTAGCATTCTCGATCACTGAAGAAGCAATCGAAGATAACCTATACGATAGACTTGCTGCTAGATACACAAGAGCATTAGCAAGATCTATGGCTAACACGAAGCAAGTGAAAGCTGCAAACGTATTGAACCAAGCACAAGTAGCTACAGTAACTGGTGGAGATGGAGTATCAT